CCATAGAACGATTGAAAGGAAAGGGTAAAAATTAATGATTTGGTTTTGGTTAAAGCTATCAAGAATATTTGGATCTATCGAAAGATATTTTTACGTTAAGCATGTTCGAGCAGTTAGGGAGAAAAAGTAATGTCAAAATTTTATATGAGACTTTTTGATTTTTTTAATTCTATTGCCAATTTTTTTTGGCACAAACATATTGATTCACTTAAAACCAGAAGGAGGAGATAATGCCAAGACCAGTAACTAGAATAGCCCATAATAATTGTGGTGATTGTGGGATGCCTATGAAAGAAGTCACTTACATTAGGCCCGTTGCAAAGCTGTGTGATGATTGCAAAACTCATAACTCTTACGCACATGCACAAATAAAAAAAATTTTTAGAAACTTTAAAAAGAACCCTACTAAACCAGCCCCAGATGAAATGTTTTTTGAAGACGATCCTAAAGCTCTGAAAGAAAAAGAGTATGGGAAAGTTGTTAAAAAACAAACAGCAATGGGTAATCAAATTAATATTTTAGAAAGTAATTATCATGTCCTCTAAGCCTGGGCTTTATGCCAACATAAATGCTAGACGTAAAAAAGGTATATCTCGCACTAAGAAGAACTCGACCATTAGTGACAAATCATATGCCAATATGAAATCCGGTTTTAAAAAGAAAAAGAAGAAAGACTAATGGATATAGATAGACTTCGTGAAGATCTCATCATTGATGAAGGAACCAAGAATGAAATTTACCTGGATCATTTAGGACTGCCTACTTTTGGTATTGGTCACCTTGTAACTGAATGGGATGAAGAGTATGAGTTCCCGGTTGGCACACCGATATCAACTGAAAGAGTTAACCAATGTTTCCAGGTGGATGTTCATGGAACTATAAATGAATGTAAAATTTTATTTGAAGACTTTGATGACTTGCCGGAAGAAGTACAATTGATAATTGGAAACCTTATGTTTAATATGGGCAGACCTCGTTTATCTAAATTTGTTTTGTTTCGGAAAGCTGTAAAGGATCGTGATTGGATTGAATGTGGTTACCAATTAAAAAACTCTCGCTACTACACACAAGTAACAGCAAGAGCCGATAGATTAATTGCAAGGTTGCAAGCTATACAATCTCAATAGATCTATAGGTACAGCCACCATTCTCTCTAAATCGTTTTATATGACCTTTGTCATCAAGTTTGTTTAATAGATGGAAGACTGAATTAGTTGATTTAAAACCAAGCCCTTCTGCTATCTCTCTGTATGAAGGCATATACTCATGCTTTGAATGATATGATTTTAAATATTTTAAAACCTTATGCTGTTTAGGAGTTAATGGCATCTTCTGCATCGAACAAGCTCCCTTCCTCTAATTCTATTTCTTCTATTAAACCAAAGTCATTATCTCTAAGCTGTTCTAGCATTTCCATATTGCTACTTTTTAGCTCGGAATATTTTTTTCTTTTATTTATAGATGACCATAATTTACTTTCACTCACCTTCAACATGATGTCTTTATACTGTAAAACAAAATCGTTTTTATTATTTACAACTATAGGATCTTTACCTGGAACATTGATTACCCATTTAATGTCTGTTTTAGACTCTTCAGGAGGTGTTAACTCTTTTACTATATCATCAACAGTTCTAGCATCTTTATCAAACTTAGGTGTACCCTCTTGGTCTTGTATAGCTATTTGTTTAACAGGATAGTCCTGGGCTTCCTCGCTGGTAATTAATCCACCGATAACATCAGCGAATGCATCCCTCAAAGCAAAGCCCCTAGCCCTCATTTGTAGCATACGATCTGGATAGGATTTCCAAGGACCTCTGTTTAGTAAGCCAGCCTTTTGAGCATCGCCTAAACAAAAGCTAGAACTAATGACTTCAGTTTCACCATTAGGAGACAGCCTGGATACAATGCAAGTGGCTGTTCTATTCATAGCATCACCAACTATTGATTCTTTAACTGACAAACACCTCTTATCATTTCGGACCATAGCTAGTAAGGCATCACCAAAGATTGACGGCTTACCATTTATGACAGCAATGTTCTGCATAGCCTGGAAAGGTGCAAGCCCAAGTGAAGCCCCGGCAGAAACAGCCAAAAAGATATTGGCTGGTTTATTTTTATAACTGTCCGGTACTAGGTCAGACTTAGCAAACATTTCAGATATCCTGAGTGCCTGGTCTACGTCAGTTGGAATTAAATTTGTTCTTAAATTATTCATTAATTGATCTCCTCTACTGTAAATCGTCTGTGTTCTGTGGATGGTTTAGCTGGAATTATTTTTTCAGGCTGTGCTTTGCGTTTAACTATTGGATGGCTAATTTTATAATTGCCTATAGTCGCATACTCAGCATCAACCTGATCAAGTACTAGCTCCAAAGCTTCTTGGCACTTTTCTTTTTGAAGCTTCCAGGATTTCTCCTCGGCCTTACATTTATTGTAATCGGTTATAATTTGAATAACGTCATCCTTAGTTTCCAGGTGGTCTAAAGGAATAGTATCCGGCTTGCCGTTGTCAATCGGTGGGTATGGCTGGTCTAGATCTACTCTAACCCAAAAGTCATTAACCTTTTCCATGATGATATCGATCAGCTTTTCATTACGAACATAAGGATAAAGTTCAAACTTTAATTTAGGACCAAGCTTGGCAATAACTCCCCATGTAAAATCAGCACAAAACATTTGAGTTTGTAATTGAATCACCTGGTCAGCTCTTGGTGGCCCATCATCCCAGCCGTCAGTTTTTATTTCTAAAGCACCGAAGCCCGTAACAGTTATGTCACCACCTTGAGGGTTTGGAATAGTAAGCTCGCCACCTACTACCTCAAGTATACCATCTAAAGAAGCACACAATCTTAAATCAGGTTTACGATGTGCATCAGTCGGTGGATTGTAGTTACAAGCTACATTATCCGGGCAAAGATTATCTAACTTATCACTAGCCCATTCAGTCAATGCCGGCTCCAGGTAATTACCTCGGTCTCTTGCATCCTTATACAATCCATCATCAATAGCCTTAACACCAGCTTTAGCATTTAAAACGATTTGCCTGACTGCTTCGTTAGTTTGAAAAGGTGTCTCACCCATAACTATAGCTCCTACTTTAGAAGCTCCTAGTTCATCTGCATCATTCGACCACTTCATAGTTTCACTCCATAGTTTTGAGCAAAACAAGCATTATCTAAAAGACATGCAAAATGAAATGTATAGTAGATTGAAAATAGAGCTACAACAGTAAGCAAGGCATAGAATAATAGCTTAGTAATAATTACAAAAGCTAGAGGGGTCAGCTCAAATGTAAGGTTTCTGGGTCTGTCAGAGTATATATTATGCGACAAACGCAATATATTATTAAAGAGGTCTTCCCTAACTAGTTGATATATCTGCATTGTTAATTTCCTTTCTTTTGCAAATTTGTGTACACGCACTAGATGGTGCGTTCAAAACACATACCATATGTTGATTTAAGTCTTCTAAGTCATTGATATTTGGTTGGGAAAAATACATCATCTTAGAGAATGTACACCAAGCATCTCAAATAATCCATGCTTCCATTTAATAGAACCATTAGTACTAACAATTGCCTGTTGAGCATTCAGCACTCTTTCAAATTTTGATTTCTCAGTATCCTTCGCAATATCATTTAACACTTTACTCAATGCTCGAAGATGGACCGATGTAGATTTAATCATTTTAATATCAACCAATGGTATTGTCATTCTAACAGCCACGTTAATATCTTTATATCTTAAATACTCCTTACCATCTAAAAGCAACCGAGCAATCTTTTCCTTCTGTGGTCCAGTTAATGTCGGAAATACATGCCCGTCTTTTAGTTCTTTACCAGTAAATTGCCCGGTATCTTTAATGCGTTTTTTCATAATTGTACCAACCGGCATATCATCAAAATACTTGTCTCCACTTTTTAAATCATAGTCAGGTACTTGATGCCCAGGTGGCTGGTTATGTCCTATCAAGTCATCTTTAACTTTAACAGGATCTTTTTTATTGTACTTGTTATGTTTCATTAACTTTCTCCTTTCTATCAATATTTGATCTCTTGATGTTCAATAGCTAAACACAAAAAAAAACATCAAACAATGTATATTGGTTTGGCACCTATTCATCTTCTTGTGTAAAGTCCTTTGACATC